AACGTCTTGAATGTTGTATTCAATAAACGATTGGAAATCTTTCTGATACCATTCACTAAATGTTTCATATGGATTACCATCCTTACGCTCACCAAGTTCAACAAACGCAATATGGTCTAGTCGATAGGACTCTTGAGCTTGATACGTAAACTTACGATATAGGTCAAAGTAATCAAGTGCAGCAATACCTTGAATGTTATATGTCTGATGATTCCGGCCCATCTTAAACACTTCTCTCTCTTGGACACTTCCCCAAGGAGATAGACGTTTCAGTTCATCCTCACCAAACAGTTGAATGATACGATTGCAGATATAGGGAATATCAAAGAACTCTGTATTCCAGCCCGTAATGATATCTGGTTGATGTGTTTCCCAAAATATAAGAAACTCCTTGAATAGATGGACTTCGCTCTCACACTCAATATAGGTAACATCTTCACGATCCGTTACAAATTTGCCAACGCCAAATACAACAATCTTTTTATTCTGATGGTTCTTGACTGTGATTGACAGCATCTCTTCTGCTGCCTCAGTAGGTGAAGGGAATCCATTCTCGCATTTTACCTCTATATCAATAGTCACCATTAGGAGTTTATCTAAATCCCAATCAATATTACCTTTGTAAGTATCTGCAATATAGTTATATGAAAACTGAGTATTACCATAGACTAACTCTGGTTGATTTTTATGACTCTCTACCCACTCTTTAGCCTCTTTGATTGAATCAAATTCAGTAGGTAATACAGAGACACCTTCCAGAGTCTTGTATCCAGTTTCCTTTCCAGGCACAGGAGAATATAGTGTTGGACGATATTTTATTTTGAAGTTTTGACGTTCACCGTTAACAACAGCTCGAACAAAAAGTTGATTACCCCATTGGAGTACGTTTGTATAAAAGTTCATTTAAAGAGTGTACCATAGTTGTGGGTTAAAGTCAAGGGTTATTATTTTTTTCATTATATTTCCTTACATCAGGCAATTCCATCATCAAGTTCTCAACGTCATCCATACTTGGAATGTAATATGAGCCAAAGTATTGATCTATACTAATTCTTGTATTGTCTGGTGTAATAAGATAGTGCCACATTTTCTTGTTGTGACCATCACATTCTGTTTCGCAATCCCCAAAATATTTCCAGCCACTTTCCATACCTTTATAGAGTGGCGCTATTGTGTATTTTAAATCTCTCATTACACTTTCCACCCCTTACCAAAATCTGTATTGTCGAACACTGGCTCTGCAAATTTGTCTGTCTCTATGGTTTGATTACTATCTGCGAGCCCATTCTGTTCCTCTAGTGTAACATCAAATAATCTCATTTTTGCACGATCAATGCCGATCACGAATCTCTTATTACTAGTAGGATCATTATAACGATTTTTTAACTGTTTAACTGCAATCTGATTTAGTGCGTCAAGTTCCTCATTACTGATAAGAGCAAACATAAGGTCAGCGGTGGCAGGTAGTCCAAACGATTCGGCAGTGTCCTCTAGTCCTACATCACTATTACTGAACCCTGATCGAGTCGTCTGCGTTGCGCTCATGATAGGCACATTAGTCTCAACTGCAAGTCCTCGTAGTTCCTCTGCAATTGATTTGATCATAGTATAAGAGTTGATGTTGGCTGCACCCTTGAAGCGTGAAGATCCACATATGTTAAGGTAATCAATAAAGATGATGTCTGGTTTAAAGCTCTTCTTAATCGCAAGTTCCTTAATCAGACCCCTAAAGTGAGCTGAATGTGCTGAGGCAGTCGGATATTCCTTCACAATGAGGGTTCCACTGGTATTCTTGTTAATGAAATCTATCTTGCTATCAAACATCTGCTTGGGAAGGTCATGCAAGTCTTCCATCGATACACCCATTAGGTTCGCATCAATACGTTCTGCAATACGTTCCTCTGCCATCTCTAGTGTGATATAGAGTACATTCTTACCCTGAGATAAGCAGTTTGCAGCCATATGACACATAAACAATGACTTACCAACACCTGTACCAGCAAGAGCAATATTCAGAGTCTTGGGCGGTAATCCACCCTTGGTAATACGATTAAAGAAATCCAAATCAAATGGTATCTTCTTTTCTACTGTATGATAATATTCAAATCGTGATTGTGCATCTTCCAAATAATCATGGCCCACACTATTATCAAAACCTACAGCAAGTGCCTCTGTGAGTATGCTAGGAATTGCACCCGCATCTCTACTTTTATCTTTGCCATCAATGATTGATATACCCTCGACAATCGCATTGTATACTGCCCGATCCTTACAAAACTTCTCTGTCGTATCTACGAGCCAATCAAAGTCAACATCAGTAGATTCAAGAGTTTTGATGACCTCTACAACTTTACTATACTCATGCTCATTCAAGTCCTTACGGCCTTGAACCTCTATCTCTAGAGAAGTTTGCGTTGGTATCTTGTTGTACTTCTCTACAAACTTTGCGATCTCTTCAAATACAGTTCTTTCTGTCTTATCTGAAAAGTAATCGCCTTTAATAAATGGTAGAACCTTCCTTGCATATAGTTCGTTTGTTACGAGCTGAGTTAGTGCTGTTCGTTCAATCGTCTGCATTTATATACCTCGTTAATCTGATAGATTCATCTATGCGGGATTTTGCAATTTCTATATAACTTTCAGACATTTCATATCCCAACCACTTCCTACCTAATGATTCTGATACTAATGCTGTTGTGCCACTTCCCATGAAAGGATCAAGAACCAAGTCATCCTTTTCTGTTGTGAGTAGAATACAATTCTTTACCAGTTGAGTTGGAAATGGGGCAGGATGACTTTTTTGTTTATCTGCCGGTATTTTCCATACCTCACCAATGAAGTCTTTCTCCATATTATCTCTAAATGTTTTTGGCTTATCCTTACAAAACCAATAGATGTGTTCTGTGCATGGGACGAGATTTTCTTTACGGATGTTTGGAGAACTCCTTCTGTCCCAAATAATTAATTGGAATAACTCTACATCACTCTTACTAATGAAATCTGTAGGAAGATGTACTCTATTCTTGTGCCTTCTTGGTTTATGATTAAAAAATATACTGCCATCTTTTTTGATCACCCTATGACACTCATTTAGAAATTCAATCATCCATAGCTGATAATCTTCTTCAGACATATCATCTCCATAATCAGAATAATCTATTTCAAACTTTTTCCAGATTTGATTGCCACCTTCTTTAGATTTTTTGGTTTGTGTACCTTGCAATCCTTTCTTGTTATATGGTGGAGATGTGACGATGCAATTGATAGATTCATCTTCTAATGATTTTAGTCCTTTAAGGCAATCAGTTTTAATGATCATGTAAACAAACTCCTGTGGATATGCCACAACACATTAAATCTATTTTTGAATTTAATACCACGTATTTTATTTGGATTTCCCCCCTTTTTACCTTCTCTTTGGAAGTGAAAGATACTTTTACCACTCTTGTTTCTTAGGTGAATACCACCCTTTAGTATCTCCCAATAACATTCTTTACACTTATCATAAATCTCTTGTGTTGTTAGTGAATATTCTATGTTTTTCTTAGTATCCCTAACAAGCACATGAGTTATGTCTGACTTATTACTTATAATATATTGAATAATTGCAATCTTATTCTCATTGAGAAAGGATTCAAATGCATCATAAATCTCTGGATAAGATTTTGCAATTTCAATACTAGTATATCGATCTTTACCAGCATCAAACATCTCTTGAGTTCCACAAAACATTCTCACAAACTCATAAACATCATCATTTGCATCAAAATTGTCAAGAAATGATTTTTGTGTTGTCAGATGAACTTGTGTTGAGGAACCACCCATATTTTTTATACTATAGTTGTCAACACCATTTGTGCCGTCAACTTTAGTTTGACTACCACCAACTTGTGTAAGTCCATATTTTTCACAGAGTTCTAATTCTTTAGACCCAGAGTTTTTTTCACGAGCATCATATCCAATTTGGATTTTCTCTTCTGTGGATAATAACATAACAACCTCTTTGTTTTTTCAGTATATACACAGTATACAGGAATCAAACAAGTTTGTCAACCCCCTAATTTCAATTATCTGCATATT